GTAAGGTGGATAGTTTGTATTAGTCGGTGACTGATTGGCACGTTCTAATAGTTGAAGAGTTCTGTCGAACCCGATTGCGAATGGGAATGATTTCCCGAAATTGAAGACATCGAAGTCTCCGAGCTGTTTACTTGTCATAGTTTTCTCCTTTATTAAGCAAGTTATGTTATGTAACCTCTAATGAGCGTTACAATGGTATTTATAGCATATATGGGGACTAATTTAGAAATTTCAAGTCTTTTTTAGCAATCTTGTTTTACCATCGAATAATGGTGCATAGATTTTAACTGGTATCTCTTTACCTTTAACTTTGATTTCATCGATGTACTTCCAGTCAATATCAATTTGGTCTTTAGTAAACTCTGAGAATAGTATTGGTGTGTCGTAAGTTCGTGTCTGTACTTCTAGTCTGGCTGCAAGGTTAACTGCATCACCTACTACACTGTAATCGAACCTAAGTTCTGAACCCATGTTACCTACGATACATGGGCCTGTGTTAACTCCAGTACCTATGACTACTGGTGGTAAGTCTAACCCCTCTTCTACGATATCTTTGTTCATCTGTTCTGTAAGTATCTCTATTTCCATCGCAGTCTTGATTGCCATTTCAGCATGGTTCGGACATTCCAAAGGAGCATTCCAAAATGCCATCAAACAGTCGCCCATGTACTTGTCAACCGTGCCACCATTAGCAATTACTATCTTAGTCATACCATCTAGGAATCTATTAATGAGCAGAACTAATCCCTCGGGGTCGTCATTCTTCATGTAAGCTTCTGAGATTGGAGTGAACCCTACGATGTCTGCGAAGAGGAATGAAAGTTCCTTTCTATCTCCACCCAATCTTAATTTAGATGGGTCTTTTTGGAGCTCTTCAATCATGTCGGGAGATAAATACTTTTGGAACTGCTTCTTGATTTGTTGCTTTTCTTGGAAAGTCACATAGTATTTGTTGAACGAAGCATGACCGAAAACTACTAAGGAGGCCAACGATGAAAAGAAGGTATCGAAAAGAACGAGCTCTGAAGTCCAAATATAATAACTCCCGCCAATCTGGCATACTACAAGTAATAGAAACCCTGTCCCCGAAAGAACTGTGGGAAGCTTGTAAACCATCGCAACTATCATTAGCAGAACTAACAGAAGAAGAACAGACTCTAGTGATTCAAGATAGTAGGATTGTTGTATTTGAACTCCTGTCAAAACGGTTTGAAGCAGGTTCGCTTGCACTTCATGGGGATACATTACTCCCCTTGGGGTTGAAACTGGATTATTCAAACCCTCTGCAGTCAAACCCCATACAAGTATTTTATTCTCAAAATTAGAATCGGGTAAGTCTACTGCAGAAATTCTATGGAATTTGTTCCAATAGGATATCATTACATCACTGGTTGGAGTGGTGGTTATCGGTTTGTCTCTCCCCATCCGAACCCACTCTACACCAGTCTCGGGAGTAATTTTAGTTTGATAACTTGGTTCGTTGCGTAAGGCTCGTAAAGCTTCTAACATTAGTGAGGGATATACTTCATCGTTTGCCGTAACCAATAGGGGTACAGACCGCGTAGTTCCATCAAAATTTGGTGTTCCAGTGACCGCTGGAGTAGCCGTCACAACTCCAACCCCATAAGTATTGTCTTTCAGCATCGCGATGGGCGATACAATTCCATCGAAGTTCCATAGAAAATCTTTAGGATTACCACCCCCAAACGTTGAGTTACCTACGAATGGTGCAGAACCTTTTTGAGTTTGTGATGTTGGAGCAGCTCCAAGGATTGTGAGTCGGTTGACTAATCCCTCTGCGAATATCGCGTCTTGTGTGGGGTCTCTATCGGGTTTTGAGAATAACATACCAAAGATATGAGTATTGCTGTGATGGGTATCAAGAAGCAAGTCACGATAAATCCCACGGCGTATAGGATACTGTCCAAAAGTTTCAAGAGATTTCTCGTCGATATCGACAAGAACGATGTCGTCAACATAAAATTCTCCTTTTGTTTGGTGTAGGTAATCAAACCATGACCAAGATATGTTCTCTATGAAATAAGGATTAGTAACCTTTAATGCAAAGAGGGCAAGTATCGTAACAAGACACGCTTTCCAAGAGTACATTACTCTTGAGTTATTGTAACACTACATCCACCTACTGTAACGCAGTTTTGTGTGAGTGTATACGATTGATTTGTACTTGAGTTTTGCAATAAATTCAAAGTTGATGGGTATGTACCAGTGAGATTTATGGTTGAAGTGTGAATCCCACTACCCATTTGAACTATATGTCCTGTATTATCATCTGTTCTACTAGTGTAGTTTAAAGTCTTTGCACCATCATTCTCTTGTTTCACCCAAAGTGAATTATCATTTGCATAGATGTATAAGGTTGCAGTGTGACCCGAGTATTGATTTTGAGCACCATTTCTTTGAAACCCTGCGACTGAATTATTATTACCGTGAATGTCTAGGTTTAGTTTATGATTACCACCCTCATCCGAATCGAGTGAAAATGTCTCATCTGAAGCGTTTGCTAGAGTCTTTCCTTGACCCCATCGAACTGAGTTATCATTTCCTTGAATGTGAAATCCTATATCAGATTTACCACAACTGGAACCACGAGTACAATTTTGTTCGAAGTGTAATGCATTGTTATTACCATCGAGGTCTCCACCCCAAGCTTCTCCCGAACCCCAGTAATCTACAAAGGAAATCTCGTTGTTGTTTCCTTCTTGTTTAATTAGAAATGAGTTATTAGAACCACCGAGTGTAAAGACGGTATCGTTGTTATAACCTATTTGTGTTAGATTAAACACTAGGGAATCATTAGACTGACTCCCAGTAGTGTTAACATCAACCTTGTTGTCATCATCTGCGATGACTAACAAGGGAAGCATTATTAATAATGATAAAATTCTTTTCATTTTAGTTTAAAATAACCATTGAAATACTAAACATAAGACCACTCCTTCCATGAAGCACAACCACATCATGTGGTAGTCGTCAAGTCTCATAGCTTTTTGAAACCCAAACATTTGTGTTTCATGCCATGAACGAAGTTTTTCTATAATATTCATATATTCTCCTAGTTTGTTTGTGTGATGGTTATATTTAGAGACGAACCATCACCCACCTGTATTGATGACTCTTTTTCGTCTGTTATGGTTCTAATACTTGCTTGTGCAAACATTGGAATCTTAATAGATATAATTCCATTAACTTCCCTGTAGAACCATATTTGACCAAGACCCTTATCTACAATAGTTGAATATTGTGTGTCTTTGTCAAAGCCTGGGAGTGTTCCGTCAATACGGACAACCCCGAATGCTTGAGACTGTTGTCTATCGAGACCAACCTTACGGTCAATATCTAAAACAACGTCTAGTAAATCTTGTAAGAAATCGACATCTAATAAATCTCTGTCGAGCTCTGTGTATTCTAACTCATCGTCTTCAAAGTAATCCTCTTCTAGGTCATTGAACTCTAGGAAGTCCACGTCAAGAACGTTACTCGAATCGTTCTCACTCTTACTCTGTTCTTCTGCAACCTGTTCATTCACCTCTTCGGGTGGACTGACAATGAATAAATTGTCAATCAAGTTAGGTGTTATCCCATTGACCACCACTGGTTTAGTTGGTGAATCATCATAGGTTGAAACCATCGTTGCTTGATAAGCTTCATCCAATAACACTTGTCCGCCTGCATTACTAACCAAGATACTTCCCGATGGAGCTCCCCATTTATCGGGTAGCAGAATCACAAGTGACCTTCCAATCTCATCGATAGAAGTTGTGAAGTCGGTGCCGTTAACCGTTATCTGTGCAGTCGGTGTAGTTATATTTATGTTAGCTTTCTTAATCTTTCCACCAAAACCCGAAGCAAATCGGGCGGTGCCTTGTGCCATTCGGATGGCCATTTTGGACTTGGATGGGTCGGGGTCATAGTAAACCTCGTCTATCCAAACCTTAGAGTGTTCTGTCAAATCCAGTTGTTCAGTTCCTTGGAACTGGATTTTCATTCTCCCATTCTGAGTCTGTGCTGTATCATACATCAGCACATCGGGTAACTCGGATGCAGATAAGATAGTTTGTGAACCGTCTCTCTGTAAACCAGCGTATCCCTTCTGTTCTATAATCTGTCCTATCGGTTCAGCACCAAGTGCTAATGAACCGATAAGAAGAAAATTAATCGTTATCGTCTTTTTGAATGATGTCAATATTTGCATTAGAAGTCACGAAAGATACGTCGATAATACCACTACAAGATTGACCACTTGGGCAACCTGTATCTGAACCACTCTTCTGAATGATGTCAATATCATTTGCAGAACCAGTTAAGACTGCTGTGATTTTGTTATCTGTTGCATCCGATTGTTGAGTGTTGATGTCGTTTGTTGAACCTGTAACAGTCCAGTTCCAAACAGCGTTATCTGAATCAATTTTGGTTGTGAATACGTTACTTGAACCAGTTGTTACTAAGTCCCAGTTTAAGTATTCAGCAGATGCCTCGTAACCAACGTCGATATCAAATGTGTTAGATGAACCTGTAACGACTCCTAACATGTTGATATTATCAGCTGAACCAGCATAACCTACGTTCCAATCCATCGAGTTACTATCACCAGTGAACGTTAAGTTTACTGTTGAAGTATCTGCAAGGAAAGGGCCGTACAGTTTGTTGGTGTCACCATATTGTAGTAACGTCAAAGTATTGTTTGCACCAGTTAAAACCATGTCAATTGAAGTGCCTGAGAAATCATCTCCGCCAACTTTGTTGCCATAACCTTTCTGTGTGAAATTCAATACTAGTGCAGTACCACTCTGCTGTAACCAAATTTCGTTATCATCAGCTCCTGCAAATGCAGTAGTCGATAATCCTAATGTTAACATAATGAGTAATAGTTTATTCTTCATTTAGTTTTTCCTCTGTAAGATGTAATTCGTTCCTTCCATGTTGACCATGGGGGTGACGATGTCCTTCTTTAATTACCCAAAAACCTCTATCGTGTCCTTGGTATATTAGTTCTAAAACGGCAAGCTCAATTGCAGAACGTGTTCCTTTCGTAATACCCTCGTTCTCTGCTTTACCATCTTCCATTTCCACCAACTTCGTATCCATATCAACGAAGCGGAATACATCATAACCACCGCCTGTACTAAGAATCGTTTTCTGAGTCTGTACATTTAGTAAAATTTCACCAGTTAAAGTTGATATTCCTCTCAACGATACGGTGACTACATCTCTACGGTAGGAAACACTTGAACCGATACCTAGATATCTTGCGCCTCTTCCACCACTTTCAATGTTAGCATCATAACCAATAATCCCACCTTCCAGTAGGATTCCAGCAAACAGCAAGGGTTGAATACCTGTTGGGGCATCTTCATTACCTTTCTGATTTGCAAAATCTTCTCTAGTAGAACGAATGATTTGTCTCTCTCTTACGAGTGCATCCAAACTTGTTCTCTCTACTACTCTAAACCATTTACCCTTCGCTGCAGTCTTAAGTGCATCAATCAAAAATGATTCGGCACCTTGTGTCACTGCAGTGGAGAAAGATGCAATTCCATCTTTACTCTTACGTTGTCCTGTCTTATCCATGAAAGCGTATACTGCAACCACTGGCATTGTGTCTGCTGGGGGTAATTCAGCAAGTTCTTTATAGGTAGGTATATTTACCACCTCTGCCTTCTCAACACACTCACCAATCTTTGACATAACAAGAGATTCACATGAGTCTGTCATGCTAGGAATACTAGCACAACCGCTTGTGAGCAAGATTAATAATCCTACTAATCCAAAAAGTCTCATGAATTAAAAGCTTCCTGTTCCTACGGGAATATCTAATACTGTTGTTGTTCCATCTTCAGTCACAATGGTTAAACGGATAAAGTCAACTCCATCCTCTCCAGTCATTCTTTCATACGTGACTGTGTTTCCTTCCATTACAAATGTTCCGTAAGCTGCAGCCGTTCCGTTAGAGAACATATTTTCTACTAACTGTTTTGCTAACTGAGCGTAAATTCTACTCTCTACGTTTCTTAAAAATTTTGCAAGCGTTGTGTTCTGTGCTTCTCTATCTGCCTTGGCAATTGCATCTTCAAGGTCTTGCTTTATCTTGTCACGTCTTGACTTCTCTTGGTTCTCAATCGTGAGATAATGTGCTGAGATTCCTATACCATTAAAGGAAGGACTCTTAAATTTATGTACAATTTCGTCTGCACTTACACCTAGTGCAAACACTAAACTAATTATTATCGCTGCTATCTTTTGCATTGTTTGCCTCTCGCTTTTTACTATTCTCTTTATACTCTAGAACTACGTCCACCTTCTGCTGTAAACGTATTAAATCTTGGTCTAACATTCTGATTTGGTCAATCACTTTGATTAGTGCAAAGTGTTGTTTTTCTATTTCGGGTTCTAGCTTATTGCCTACAAACCACCAAATATAATAGATGAAATATCCTAGTCCAACCATCATAACGATTGGGAATCCATAGTCATTAAGTATAGTTACTAATGTAGGGTCTGTATTTACTACAACGTCAATCTTTTCCATATTAATCTCTTCTTACGTCGAGTTTACCGTCTTCTATAAAATTTTCTGCACGTGCTATGCGTTCTATATCGGGTCTCAATTCAAGTGCAGAGGAAACTAGTAAGTCTATCTTAATCATTTCGTTAGACATAGTTCTTGCACGGTTCTCTAATGATTTACAGAACATTGTTAACGTTTTTATATCATCAACAACCCCCTCAAGGATTTGTTTGATAACAGTAAATATAAAGAAACCCATCACCATGCTTCCAGCAATTGGGGCTCCCACTTCACCTATCAATTCAAATATCTCATTCATGCAATTATTTATGTTTTTTGATTAGTTGTACGCGTAAAAAAGGGACGATGAACGTCCCTCTTTCCCAACTCGTGTAGAGTTATTTCAATTGTTCACGAATTTCGCTGATGACTGCAGCTTTTGCGCCAGATTTCTTAACCTTAAGGTTCTTCTTATCTGCAAGTTCTACTAGTTGGTTCTTAGTGAGTTTCTTTAACTCGGCAACACTTAGTATCTCTCTTGGCTTAGCTTTAGTTGAAGGTTTAGAAGCAACCTGCTTCTTCTTACCCTTTACAACGAAAAACAAGAATGCAACAGCAAGTAATGCTACTATAACTATTCCGTCCATAATGTTCTCCTAATTTTTTTATTTATCCAATAATGGATTCTTGTCTTTTGCTTTACCAATGGCAAGTGCAAAGACTTCAATGTATTTATAGCACTTCGCCCACATGGCGTCGTCCTTCGGTGTATCCGTCATCATAACTATCACTGAACATATTGATATGATTGCTGGTATCGCAGACATGAATGCCCAGACACTACTAATAAAATCCCACATAAGTTTCTCCTGTTTAAGTTAACAGAAGTATTTATCTATTTGGTACCACCAATAGAGTATTTAGTGGTCAATTTCCAGTTGGTCTTTTCTTTGTAAGGTATGATTTTGATTTGAGAAAGAGGTGCAGTGGGTTGTTCTATCTTAGCTGCATCAACTAAAGTGACGAGTTTCCATTGTTCTAGAAGCTTACAGATAGTATTACGTCTACCTATATCGGACTCATCTATGTTTGTAGGTTTGCCATCGAGTTTGAATAACTCTTTGAAGTGAGTGATGTAGTACTTACCACGTTTGTGTAGAATGTGACATGATTGGAATAGTTCTTGCTCTCTTCTAGATGCAACACCTATGCGTGAAAGTGTCTCCCTAATCTTTAGGAAGTCGTCTTTTTCGGGGAAGGTTACCTCTACGAGGTCTTGTACTATTTTTTCTTGTGCATCATCCATTGCTATTACCACCAATATTCATTCTGTTCTTCAACTCACGTAATTGTTTATCAGATAAGAGAGTGTATAATTCTTTTGCTTCTCTTGTTGACATCTGATAATATTCTTTTACGACATCGAGTTTTTTACTAACGTATGGTTTAGACCATTTAGAAAATCTCTGTCGTTTTCGTAAAGTATTTAGGAAAAATACATACTGAAGACGGTTGTCTAGACCGTGGCGACAATTCATTTCGTTAGTAAAGAAAACAGAATCTTGGTGGTAAGACAAAGATTTGTTAATTAGGAATGGCTGATATGCTTTCTCTTCGATATCATCAACCATGATATCAGTTTTATCGGAAGAGACCGACTTAACAAAATCGAACGGATTTCGTTTCTGCATTTACTTTCCTGTATTCTGTCCGAAAGCTGATAGGAGTGCATCACCTTCAAGAGGTTCACCAAAGAATACAGTCTCACCTGTCTCTTTAATCTCTCTCATGACGACACCGTTGTTGTATTCAATGTCCAATACTGAACCATCGTTACCCCTAGTATCGTACCAGCAGGAAGTGAGTGCATGTGCATGGAGTGACTTAACACCTCTTGCCCATTCTTCTGCAAGGAGTAATCTCCTTTGTCTATCTACGACATCATCGTATTCACTCATTTGAATTTACATTCTCCCATGATTTCAGTAAGACAAGCAACAAAGTTTATCTCTGAATCCATTGCAAATGCAGCCTTATATTGATAGTCTGCAATTATTAACACGGCAGCTGGAATTGATTGGGGTTCCAATTTCTGTTCCAGTGCATTAAAAACTTTTCTGAATAATGTATTAAAATCATTATCAGAGTTTGAACCAACCCACTTTCTCATGGCAGACCAATTCTTTCCTTTGATATTATCTATCAAGGGGGTTAACTTCTCTTCGGAGAGAGTTGAAATTAACCCACTATCTATAACACCACTAACACCGTAACGTTGAATCTCATTTAGACATCTTCGAAAGTCGGGGAAGAACTTCATAATAAGTTCTGCAAGGACACGTTCATCTGCCTGAATGTTTTCTATCTCACAAATGTTTTTACATCTGAGTAACATCTGCTGTGCAAGTTTAGGTTTTTGTGATGGTGTAATACCAAAATCTATAACCGTAGTTCTAGAATGTAATGGTGGAATAATTCTATTCTTGTAATTACATGTAAAGATAAATCTACAGTTGGACGAGAACTCTTCTATGAAGTTTCTCAAAGCTGGTTGAACTGAGTCTGCAGATATGTAATCTGCTTCGTCTAAGATAACAACTTTTGCACCACCCGATAATGAAACCGAGGATGCAAAGTTCTTAATCTTTGTTCTGAGTGTGTCAATCAATCGTCCTTCATCGGAACCATTGATTACTATAAAGTCTGCATTGAGTTCATTACACAATGCTTTTGCAACTGTCGTCTTACCAACACCTGCTGACCCACACAATAATAGGTTAGGTATCTCTCCGTTCTTTACGAACTCCTTAAAGGTTTCCTTAAGGTCTTTAGGTAGTATAGTGTCATCAATAGTTTGAGGACGATACTTTTCTACGTAGAGAAATTCATTCATAGGAGCAAACCCCCCGCCGGGTTTGCAGTGCCGTCCACCCAATGATGAGTGAGGACGACTCCCGCGTACATTGCAGAGACTGGCGCAATATTCACACTACTAATATATAGGTTATACATTGTATTTGCTATCTGGCTCCAGTGCAATAAAATACTCCAACTCTACATCTGCATTTTTAAAATGAGATATACCTTTTGATGATACTTGAACATCATAGTTACCATCTAGAATCTTAAGATTTTCCATCTTGAAATTCATCTCATAAGATTTTCCATTACTTTCTGCTTCTACGATTCTTGAGAACGTATTAGAAGTAGGACTCTTCTTATCTGTTACCACTAGGGTTACAGTAGTACCATCTGATTTAAGTATCAAATCGTTGACTCCTAATACCGCTGCAGCCTTCTTCAAATCTGTCAACAATGTTGACGTTACTTTGAATTCGATTTCTGCTGCTGGCATAGTTATCAGTTTGTCGGGTGCCGTTACCATACCTTCCGCTGCATAGAAATATGCAAGTGAAGAGTTGTTGTCTGCCACGGACAATGACGAATCATTGAATTGGAAGTCGGGGTCATCCATTAAAGATGTTGCACCTAAGAATTCTGGCAAGTTGTAGATACTGAAGTCTTGAGGGAAATCCTCAGCCACAGTTGCTACTGCAAGAATGTTTTTCATATTGGAAATAGTTTCCAGTTTGTTGCCTGTTTTGACTCGAATGCCCGAGTTGATTGTTGAGAAGTTCTTTAGAACATCTTTCGTATCATTACTAATTTTCATCACTAGTTAGTCTCCTTATAATTATCGTGATTGTACAAAGCAAGGAATCCATAATGAATTACCTTGAGAAGGTCAGCACGATTATAACCACCCTTCTTGCCATATCGTTGTGCATATTTCATCACATTCCCGATACAGAATCCTTCACCGTGGCCACCGTCCATGATAAATTCAGTTGCCTGAAACTTATCTTTGGAATAATGTTCACCGTATGTTTTGTCAACGTAGAGTTTAAACTCTTTTAAGAGCTCTTCTTCGTTGTATTTGTAATCTATTTTATTAGTTTTACTCATGTTACTAGTATACCTCATGTTATGTTATTTGACAATAGGGTTTCTGATTCATAATCTAAATAACCTTCGGGTATTATAAAAGGATAGTTGAATGGTTCTTGAATGGCCCTATCATTGAACCCAGTGTTCTCTTTGTAGAGTCTGATACCACATCTATTGTATCTTTCATTGATGGGACATAGAACCTCAGCTGAAGTTTTACCTGTCCACTGTCTTAATCTTTGATTTTGTTCGCTGGTGACTGCACAAGTTTGAGAAGCTATATCCCAAATTTTACAATACTTATCAAAGTCACAATAGGTATCCCAGTTGTCACATATAAAGTATGCAGTAGTTTGTGGTGCGAGAACATGGTCGTCTGTAGGTAAGGTTCCACTTCCAATTAAGTCCATTACTTCTAAGCTCATCCAACCAGTTTTGGCTTTACCAATACCTTCATAGAACTGCCTAGTGATATCTCTCCTATGTAATACTAAATCCCATAGTCCATCATCCATGCAACCTCTAATTGCAGAAAATGAAACTCTCTTTTTTGACTCAGACTTCTTCATTGAAAATATCCTCGTTAGGTAACTGTCTAGTGAATATGAATTTCACCGTTCCAACTTTTGCTCTCTTCTTTCCTGTTATTAACTTTTCAGCATTTGAAATCATATCACTCATAAATTCTGAACAAGTCTTCCTTAGATTTGGAATATCAACTGAGTTTGCTTCTGTGAATGTGGTCACAACTGTATAATCAACTCCTTGTGATAAACCTTCTATTAAATCTCTTTGTAATCTTATCCACCTATCAGACATCTTTAAATTCTTTTTACCAGTAAGTTTCCTTATAATGGTATCTGTAGATTGATTGATATCAATTCCATAATCATCATGGTATTCTTTGATGATGTCTTCATCTGACATTACTTCGATTGGAGTATAATTAACTCCAGCTTCAACCAATATATCTTCTGCAAGTTTCATCCTACTATTAAAACTTGAAGGAAGGTCGGGGTAATTCTTTTGAATGTATCCTCTGACGCCACCTTTTGTTTCACTGATATCTCCTCTCTTAACTATCTGTGCAATAGAGAAAATGAAATCCTCTTCTGACCCCATAGTCTTAAAAGTATTTCTCATATTCTCTGCAAGTGCATACTCATTCTTTGCAGTATCATCTACGAAAGAACAAATTGCAACCCACATATAAATCTCACCTTCAGCGTCATGTGCATCAAACCTGTGCTTTCCAGCAATCAAGTTGCCGGCTTCATCTATCACTGGTGGTTCATAATGAATTGGGTTATACTGACCAGTTTGAATTAGACTTCTAAGCTTGTGAACTCCAGTAGACTTGACTCCTCTAAACCTGCCCCAGTTACAATTCTTTGAATTGATATCTGATAGTTTTACCCAACCATATTTTAAAACCTTTTGGCCTTTTACACAAATGACAGGGTTCTGTTTAGGAACCCCAGCCAATAAGTCTTTTGGTTTAACTTTCATAGCCACTGTTATCACCTTCTGTAGTTTCCTCAGCATTCAAGTCGATGCCTGCATCAATCTTGGAGTAAAGGTCAAGGATTGAATTCCTAGTCTCTTCATCGAACCTAGAGATACACATTGTGATTGACTTGAGTTTGTCACCAAACATTCTGAATGCATTCACTATGTGAACCAACCTTCTTGTAGTCACAACATCATCGATACCACCTTCGTAATATGTTTTTCTAATGATGTCTGCCCAGTCAACTAGTTTCTCGACGAACTCTGAATCAACTTCACCAGTCAACTCCATTTCTTTTGTAAGAATCATCTTTTCAGTTTTCACTGGTGGATATTCTTGTTGCATCGTGATTGCAAATCTTTCCAACATTGCCTCATTCATAATCTGAGTACCAATGAATTTTCCATCATCAGAACCTTGACCTTTTGTATTGGCAGTTGCAAGGATTGTAAAACCTTCTTTAGGTGAAACCCACTCACCAGTTTTCTTGATAAGGTATCCTTTACCTTCAAGAACTGATTGTAAGCACATTAATTTGTTGCACCCTAAGTCCACTTCGTCAAGAAGTAACACGGCACCTTTTCTCATCGCTTTGATGACTGGGCCTTCTCTAAACATTACGTTACCGTTAACCAAAGTATGACCACCCATCAAATCATCCTCATCAGTTTCGATGGTGATGTTGACCCTGTAAAGTTCTCTCTTAAGAACAGCACAAGTTTGTTCAATCATCAATGTTTTACCATTACCACTCAGACCAGTAACAAATACTGGAAAGAATATTTTGGACTTAATGATGTTCTTGACATCTTTGAAATGTCCAAAGGGAACATAGTTAATCATTTTCTCGGGAATGATTTTAACACCATCATCAAGAAGATTGACACTTTGTGTCTGTGCAGCCACTGGCATATTACTTGGGGAAGCAATTGCAACCACTGGGGCTGGTTTGGAAACACTGACAGGAACTTCAGAACCATCTGAGTATCCACCATTGTAACCTGTAATAACCGCTTGAAGATTGTACAACAAAGGCCCAGTGTCTTGGGTCTCTTTGAAGTTATACTTCGAGGATTTTATCCATGAAGGGAAATATCCATCAAAGGCATCTTTGAGTTCTTTCCTTCCAAAGGATTCTTGGTTAGGGAATTTGTTGACAAGTTCTCCCAAGAACTCCACCCTATCGGGTGTGTAAGAAAATTTCTTACCGTTTACGTCAATTGAATTTATCATAGTCTCTCCATTATTATCAATTTGTTTTTTCATTATATACATAGTATATCAAATAGCCGTGGGCATTGTCAAGGCTTCTATTTCAGCGACTCGAATCTAGTTCCCATCTTCTCTATACATTTGATTACACCTTTCTTATTTCTTTCAGTCAAATAGTTCTCACCTTTGTTGACCCAAATTCTAAATGCAAAACATTCCTTCTCTTCGGTTTTACATTCATTAATCTTTGGACAATTGTGGAAGGTGCATGGGGCAGGCCCAACATCCATCACTGCATCAGCAAACTTTGAATAATCTGTATTGTGATTAATGTAATATGCTTCGTCTACTCTCATTGGTTCTCTCATGATATTTCCTTTATAAATTCATTTGTTAAAAATCTTGATGTGGTTTTAGCTTTCTGATTTCTCTTGAAGGCTGCCATCACTTTTGACTTCTTGGCATCGACCAAGTCATCTTGTAATTCATCCGAACCATCGACACCAAGTGAAGAGGTTGCAGTTAAAAACATTTTGTTATATCCGTGGCAGTCGACTACTAAACCATTCTTTCTAATCTCACCCCAAAGTTGTCTGTCATTGTCCCACCATGTATCTTTTAAACTAGTGTAACCCATGATGTCGTGCATGTCTCTTTTCTTATCAAGAACAAAGTAACCAGTCACAACCACGTTGCAAGTTTTACCTAACCAAGATAATATGTTCTGAGTTCTTTTGAAAGCATTGTCATGCCTGCTGTAGCCTCTTTTAGTTTCTTTAAGTGGGAAGACTTTGTTATCATAAGGGTCTAGAATTTCTACACACTCACTGACATCCCATGAATACTCTATACCCTGCTCCTTGGCCCATGCATTCTTTTCGTCGCTACAAACATTTAGGAAAGAACTTTGATGTGAAAACCCATCTGTAATAACTGTAAGAATTGACTTCTCAATATTGTAAGCTTTGTTGAACTCAGGCAACAACTTTCTCATGGCAATTAAACAATGGTCAAGTGGTGTACCACCTAATCTGTAATTCATAGGTCTAATGTTTGTGTCGAAGTAAATGTAGTGTTGTTGCTCTGGGTCAATCAAGAACTCGGGTGAGTCATAAAATGCATTATGTATCTCCGTTACTTTATTAGAATTTCTCCATCCGAACTTTCCTTGGAAATGGTTCATCCACAAAGTAGCAACGTTGATTAACTGCTCTTTATACTTCTTAGAATTCATCTCGTTAGAGAATACTTCTATTAAGAAACCTTCATCATTATTACCCCATTCGTATTCGTCTTTAACAGAATATGAGTCACTAAACAGATACATTCTGTGAGGAATGTTTGCCTTTCTACAGAACTCTGCAAGGACAATAGTTTGTTCGATTAACTCTGCACAACTGTTACCAATTGAACCACTCCAATCTAATAAGACATTCACTCCATGGTTTTTACCATCGGGTATCATTGTAACTCTTTTGAAGACATCATCAACAATTTGATACTTTGCAAGTTTGTTCATGTCTAACTTTCCAGTTTTACCACTGAAAGCTTTAACACTTCTCATTGCAGTTTGTCTCATCTCAAATTCTTTTGCCATGTGAGCAACTAGTTTTTTGTTTCTATCTTGAATTCTTTTTGCAGTGAAGACTGCTTTAGGATATGCTTTATTGTAACCATCCATGTTTTCGTTGTTTAACTTCTTCCAATATTCTTTCCAGTCTGCAAGCATTTGGTCATGACCAATAACAATATCCATATCATTTGCTTTGAATCTCTCTCTTAGATTGATTTGCTCTCTCCAAGCAGGTTTGTCATCAAGAAATGTGTCTTCGTTGTTATGTGCATTGTATTCAGTGATAGATTCTCTAGCACCTTCTGCGTCGTCGTAATCCTCGGGTCTTCCAACACCACCTTCTTTAGAAATGGTACCAGTAGTTTTCTTTTCTGAGTCTGACTCTTCTACGTCATCCTCTTCACCGTCTTCGTCTTGGTCACCGTCACCGTACTCGGGTGCTTTTGGAAGTGAGTCTGAATCTTCACCATCATCGTCTTCACCATCATCGTCTTCTGAATCTGAAGTCTCATCATCATACTCTTCGTCACCACCTTGTCCTTCTTCACCTTCTTGGTCTTCGTCTTCTTCATCATCACCAAGGTCAAACATTTGTGGAACCAATCTCTCATCGTCGTCAGTTCTTGTTTCGTTTTCTTTAGACCACTCGTAGATTGCCTCGGCACAAACCACAACTTCGTCCCAAGACATACAAGCTTCTGCCATGTCTAGGAATATTTGTTCTTGTTTGTTTAATGGAATGTTAACTCTTGAACCACACTTAGTAATCAAATTAATTTTGTCGATTACTGATAGGGTTGATAAATCTCTTTTTGCAACTCCGAAGAAATCCTTTTCCATCAACTCATTGTATGCAGTGTAGAAAGATTTTCTCAATCCTTGGAATTTGTTCTTGATTGCTTTCTCAATCCTAACGTCTTCGACAACATTAAGATATCCTTTAAGTGTTTTGTTTTTAGTCATTGCAGCGTGAAGACCCTCGTAAGGTGTATTCAATGCATGACCAACTTCGTGACCCATGAATAAGTCATAAAGTTCATCTGAAATGTCATCTTTGAAAGTAGGACAAGCAAGTATCCTATTCTTAACATCAAAGTATGCAGTAGGGATTGGCTTGTGAACAATAGTAATGTTCTCAGTTGCCATCAATTTTGCAAGTTGGTCTTTTTGGTTTCTTTTATTTGTCATATTTAATTTGTTTCCCGATTCAGACTATAGTATATCAAAATAGCTGATGCATTGTCAAGGCTCAGAGCGTAATAAATTTCCTTCTTGATTTAGCAAACTGTTTCATTGGAGATTTGAAGATGATTTCTTCTTTGGTTCCAGTCTTGATATATCCTACGAGTTGTAATTGTTTGTTTACAATGTAAGTGTGATTTGGTACTGAGACTTTAGACTCAGACCAATCTGTAATTTCTTTTAAGTAAGTTAGTTCCATTATGCAGTGTCCAAATATGTTCTAAGTTGGTTGACATATACCTTACCAATATTTGGCATTCGTATAATCTCTCTATAGTGTTGCATCACATTGTCCTTAGTAAGTTTAACACCTATGTCGGACTCAATCCAAGACAATACTCTTAAGAATTTATCCTGTTTCATTATGACTGACTCCTCAATAGTGCAGCTGCGTATTCCTTCATGGAAACACCCTCGGCACCAGTATATTTTGACACCAATTTGATGTTTTCTACGTTCAGTTTTGAACAGATTTCTTGAATAGTCATGTCTTTTTCCTCTTGATTTTTCATTATATACATAGTATAACAAAAAGCCAGAGGCATCGTCAAGGCATGATTTAGCGGGGGATGTGGGAGTTTCTTTCTTGGATTTGGTGTTGATTCTCGTCGAGGTTTATTCTCTCATCAATAATCATTTTGGATTCTAGGTCGGTAAACCACATTGAAATGGTGTGTCTTGGGGCCCTTCTCACAGTATTCACGCCATGTTCAAGGTAAAGACCTTGGAATAGAAGACCCTCAGCGGGTGCTATGGGATGCGTATGGCCTATTGGATAGGTCTCACTGGGTGGAAAATAGGTCTCACCACCATTGAAATTGTCATTTAGATACAGAATACAAGTCCATTCCCTAGAGTTTCCTTCCTCGGGTACTGCATTCTCATTAATCTCTGAGTTAGAATAGGTATCGAAGTGTGGTTTTTGGACTCCACCTATGTCCCATTCATTGAGAGCAATCATTTCGGGATAGAAATGTTGTCCTGTTGCTTGGAATATGTGGGATGTACATTGTTGAGCTGCTCTTCTAATACAATCACGAACCCATGAAGTTCGTATGTGTACGAAGTCTATTGCACGGTAATCAGAACCATCACCAACTGTTCTTAAATGTTTATGCGTTAGATGATATCTTATCAGACTCTGGCAGTCCGTTGGACTCAACATATTCTGAAGCTTTATCGGCTGATACACTTTGAATGTATTTTGCAAGTGCTTGTCGTTTTTCATAGTCTATTCTTCTCGCTCTTTCTTTAGGTCGTGATTTCAACGCACGGTCTAGTTTCAATCTTGAAGCACGTTGTAAGAAGATGATACCATTAAGATGGTCAACTTCATGTTGGACACATCTAGATGCTAAACCTTCTAGGGTAACAACCTTGTCTTCACCTAGTGCATTCTGATACTTTAACTCTATCATCTTTGCACGTTTTATCATAAGGTACATATCGGGAAACGATAAGCAACCTTCTTTCATTAAATCTGTTTCTTGTGATAACTTTGTTATCTCGGGATTGAAAAATGCAACAACACCTTGGTCTTGTGATTTCATTACAAAAACTCTTGCATCAAGTCCTACTTGGTTTGCACTCAAACCTATACCACCAAAGTTTGCCATTGCGTCAGACAGAGCTTTCTCTATCTCTTCTGCATCTGTTCGAGTTTCGAAATCAAATTTTTGTGGGGGTGTTCTTAAAACCTTACTTGCTTCTTCTATCAATTCATACATATTTATTTCCTGTTATAGAGGGAAGTTTCCACCACTCTTAATACTCACACGTTGGATTTTAAGGTCGAAGAAGTTGAGTATTGCACTCCACATCTTTGCACCCTGTTTCTTAATCCATGTAAAGGCACTCTTAAGTCTTCCAACAATTGCATCTAAAACTTTCTTAGCTTGTGCTTTGACTTTGTTTCCAAGACGTTTCAGCATAGCAAACTCATCAAGTTGTGACATTTCTTCTGTGAGAAAACCTTCTTTACTCATTTCTTCCATTATTATACTACGAAAAGTATCATCTGCATAGGAGTTTTTTAAAGATATTTTCTTACTTCTTAGTGCAAGATATGGTTTGGATTTTCCACCACCAGTCTTAAACGATACATAGAAACTATTTCCTGCAGCAAGTTTTGAACCTGCGTTGTTTGGTGAGTCTAGTGTTAGTGTACTCTTAAGTGAACCCGATTCCTTAAAGGTTGCAATAACATCTGCAATTGCGTCGGGACTATCTTTGAACTTGACCGAACCTGTTGCAGCTTCCCAACAAAAGAACTTCTTCATATCGGAAGAATTATTAAACATATCTTGTAGTTTATCTGTGAGATATTTTGCATTTATTTGACCCTGTTCCATCTCTGCAATTCTATCTAAGTCTTTCTTAGATAATGTTTTAGGGTCTTGGTCTGCAAGCTTATTAAGAGAGTCGATAGTTCCCTTCTCTTGTAATGTAATCATCTTCGATTCAATATCAGTTAGAAGTGAGTTTACAACCTTCTGTCCACTTGGACTATCTGTAAAACTGCTCATTGCAGCTTGAACTGTTGCAATAGTTTCATTCTTACCTGCGGACAATAATTGTGAACCACCAGCTTTCTTGAGTGAAATATTAGTATTACCATTGTCTATTAAATCTGTTTTAGGTGTCTTGTTTGTTGCGCCAGCATCCATCCAAGCTTGACTAATCGGTAGAGTTGATGCACCCAATTGTGTTAGTTTGTTGACTTTGAGTGTCTTAATGAAATCAGCTCCCAGTAACATTGCTTGGTCTTCCCAATCTGGCCAAAACTTTTGAGCCCTATTCCATTCGGGCCCTGTCATCCAATCCTTATGACCTTTGATTCTATTAACTGCACATGCAATAACAGATTCCCAGTCTTCGCCTGATGGGTTTTTACCAGTATGAGTTGACATACCATTTGCAATCTTATCAATGTTGCCTGCAGTAACACCTAATGCTTTCTTGATGAGGCCTCCCGATTTTCCAAAGTGTGGAATGTCAGCTTCATCATTAGCTGCAAGAAGGTCACTCTTGAGTTGTGTCCAAAAAGATTTGTCCTTGATGGAGATTTTTTCTCCAGTCATGGTTACCAGCTCACCACTCTCTGCTCTGTTGATGAATGTTGTTCTGTTTTTTCTCTTGAATAAATCATCCAGTCCAATAGACCCCTCATCGAGATTCAATGCAACATTAACATTTTCAGTGATATTGTGGACTCGGTTGCCAACTTTGATGGTCAAGTCTATCTCGTCGTTTACTACTTGGTTAAATGATTTCATATAACTATTTATGCTAGTCTGCGAGTCTAGAGAAATTTTTATGCTTCTCAAATCTCAATACATTGCTGAACTTATCGTATAATGTATCACCTTTATGACTAATTATGAATGCATTCACTCCATCTGTCAAGGTATTTAATAGCTTTAAGAATTCATCTGTTCCTGTAACGTCTAGTGACGAGTCGAATACCTCATCTAGAATAAGCAAGTTAGTGTTTACACTGTTCTTCATTCTTGCAACACTTCTCCATGTGAATAGTAGTGCAAGGTCGATTCTCATCTTCTCACCTTGTGAAAAGTTTTCGTATTTGAATACGTCACGGAATCTTGATTTGATTGTTTCGTCAAAGGATTCATCTAGTTCGAATCCAACATAGAACTCAAGTTGTGCTAGATACTTATTAATAAGTTTGTTCATGATGGGAACGTACTGTTTAATAATCTTCTCTTTAACACCTTGGTCTCTGAGCAACATGGTTGCAATCTCATAGTAGTGAGTCTTGTCAACTAAGCTTTTGTGTTTGGTATGTAGGACATCCAGTTCATCTTCACCTTTAGCAATACGTTCATGTACGTCTGTGCCACTAGTGGATTCAATTTTCATTCCCTCAATTTCACCATTGATTTTTTGAATGTACTTTTGATTGGATAGGATTTCTGTTTGATGCAATCCTATTTGTCGTTGGATGTCATCAATGTCGTGTTGGATAGTACTGATTTCGATGAGTCTGTTTGTTGAATCGGTAGTTCCAGTTTCAATTTGCTGGAGTGCTGATGCAATCTCCGTTGCCTTCTTTGTCTTTGACTTGAGATGCTCTTCCTTGTGTTCTTCATCTAACCCTTGTTTACATGTTGGACATTCGTCATTCTCTTCATAAAACTCAACTTCTTTCAGTGCTTTCTTACGAGCATTTGTAAGTTGTTTTTCCATATCCTGTAAGTCTTTCAACTTCTTGGTGATGGAATCTTTGTCGGAAATGGTAGATTGAATCTCTTTAATTTCCTTTCCGTTAATATCTATGACATCCATCAGCTCACCGATGTGAACGTTGGTATCTATTATAGTTTGTTCGAATTGAGTAATCTTTTGCATCCTATTCTCAGTCATCACTTTAACTTGTTCGTTTAAGCCACTGAGTCTTTCTTCTAGAATTTCAACTTGATGTTGGGTATCCTTCAGTTCGATTGCATGAGCTGACTTCTTCTTACGAAGTAGTTGCATCATAGTAGTAAAAATGTTGATGTCTAGTAGGTCTTCAACTAATTTCCTTCTATCCTTTGCTCTTAATTGCATAAAGGGTGTGAAGTTAGCAGAACCTAGGATTGCAACCTGTGTAAATGACCTGTAAGACATCTTTAGAATGTTACGTTCTAGATGGTCTTGATAGTCTCTTACTGTTGCGTCTTGGTTTACAAATACACTATCTACGTACAGTTCAAAGATGTTTGGTTTTGCGCCACGGATAATCTTGTATTGTTTTTTACCTACTTTGAATTCACATTCTACTACCAATCCTTTCTCATTGATACTATTAATAAGTAATTCTTTCTTAAGGTTTCTGAACCCACGTCCATACAATGCAAAACATAATGCGTCTAACAGTGTGGATTTACCAGCACCATTCTCACCTAGAATGAGTGTGGTTTGGTGACCGTTTAATTCTATTTCAGTAAATTTATTACCCGATGAAAGTAAGTTTTTCCATCGTACCGTTTCAAATATTATCATAAGTAGGTATGTTCATCCAATGCTTCATTATATAAGGACTTCATTATCTCGTCGAGCTTTTCTTTCTTTCCTTGTATCTCTAACCCATCAACATACTTGGATAATATGGTTAGGGTATCGTCGACTCCTTCGATTTCATCATCGTCAAAGAAGTCCATGTGTTTGTTGTCATCTACAACTGCAACGTGTATCGGATTAGATGCATGTACCTTATCTAGGTATGAATCAAACCAATAAGGATTGTCTTTGTTAACCACAATAACCTTTACAAATTTGCCTTCGAATCTTGAGAAATCCATATCTTGAAGGGCCTCGAAATTTTCTATCTTAGCATCATCGTAATATCCTTTCTCAAACATTGTTAAAGGATTATGAACTGGTGTAAGTTCCTTTGTTTCTGTATCAAAAATGTGGAAGTACTTCTTGTCATTATAATCTGACCAAGTGAATTCCATTTGTGAACCTAGGTATCTGACATTCTTTACTTCTGATTTATGATGGAAGTGGCCACTATAGACTTGTTCGAATCTCTTAAGATACGATACATCCAGTCCGTGTTGACATGTCATGTTAGGTAATAGTAATGCACCTTCTATCTCGAAGTGACCCATACAGTGAGTGGCAGCTGCCTTCTGCATGAAGTCTACCATGTCTGCATAGTTCTCGGAATTAATCCATGGAACAAGTGCAATTGGAAAGTCATCATATTCGTTTACAATAGGGTCGGCATATACGGTAATGTTAGGTTCATTATATAATAATAGTTCTGGGCTATTAACATCGTTTGTATTCTTATAGTATGTATCATGGTTACCTAGAATCAAGTCCATCTTGATTCCCCTTTCGTTCATTGGTTTAACAAAGTGTTCGATGTTTGCTTTCATCGATGCAAAGTTTACATACTTACGTCTATCAAAGTAATCACCCATGTGGATAATCTGTTTGATGTTATGCTCGTCTAGATATGGAAAGAATACTTCCTCATAAAAACGTCCTTGATACTGAGACATTTGAATCATATCAGAGCGGACACCACAATGGGTATCGTTTAGAATCGCTATCTTCATTCTTTAGTGAATTTCTCTAGTGACTTTTCTTTTTTTACTTTTTTGTTTTTGGATTTTCGTGGTTCATATTCTACACGATTCATATTCTCTTGCATCCAATCTACATTAGAGTTGGAAAGGGTGGGGTCATGTTGACCATCGATAGTAGAGAATGAATCTAAGGTAATAGATGATTCCATGATTTGCGCTTGTTTGATGTAGACCTGTTTCTTTTCTTTCTGAATTCTTCTTAAGAATGCATAGTAACAAATCTGAGTAACATAGGCAAATGCATTACTTGATTTTTCAACGTTAAAGTTACGGATATATTGGATACAATTTTCGATTGCATCACAAATCATTTCGTCACGGTAAGTATAGTTGATGAAGTTAGGTCGAGTGGATAATCGAGTTGCAATCTTATAGATACACTCTCCGATATATTCAGTCATACGTGGTGGTACTTGGTTTGCAGCAACTGCTTCTTTAACTAGGGTGTTGAACTCTGCAACTGCAGCGGTAAACTCTTTGTTATTGACGTAGTGTTCTGCTTTCTTGGGGTCTTTTTTCGTAGTCATGTATACATTATACCTGTTTATCGTCGTATTGTAAGAGGCTTTTTAAGTTTATACTTTATTAAGTTTATTTTAAAAAGCCTATAGACTTCTGAGAAATATGTGATAAAATGAATATGTCCCAAGGGGGATATACTTAGCTAGGATTACTTCTCTGTTACGAACTCATTCAATTGTCTTGCAGTTCTAATAACTTCTTCACCTGTGATTTCTCTTAATGGTAAGGGCTTCTTATCATTTGGGAATGAATCGTTGTGGGCGTAGATGGCGTCGACTTCCCTTTGGTAGTTAGAGGTCAAAAGACCTTCTGATAGGGATAGTAGTTCGGCTCGGATTTCGAAGCCTGATTTTGATGTGTTTGACATATGTTTCTCCTGTGTGTATATGTGTGTTGTAAAATTATTCTTACCTAGTATATAGGTGTTTTCAAAAAGAAGTTTATTAAGGAGAATGCTAACATCATGAATCCAAAAACACAGACTTGCACTATGGTAGCCCAAAAGATTTGTTTCATAGGATGTATTTCTACTATACGTTCCATCCATTCTTCCGAAGGTGAAAGGTTTACAAT